TCAATCAGTTCCAACAATGAGAGTCATGAAATTATGGGAAAGTTTATTTAAATCAGATTGTATTAAAAGAAATTGGAATCATCATAGATGGAAAGCGATACGTGATATGTTATCAAAAAACAATTTAATTCAATGGATAGACAACAAATATAACTTTGGAGATAAAATAATAGGTACAAAAGGAGTAGCCTGCAAATGGAAATTAACAGAAGTTTTTTACACGTACGTACTTGGCTGTCAGCAAAAAGCTGCAAATGAACAAGAAGAAGCATCCTTGATGGACACTAGCCTAACAAAATGTATTACTATAAAAGAAACAATACCATTTATAATACCTGTTTTGAGATTTTTGAGAGTTGTTGATTATGAAAAGATATTATCTAAGGTTTATTCTTCAATGGAAAAGCTTTGTTATGCGTGAAAATATGTTATGATAAGGAAAACCTCCGAGTTAAATGATGTTCAACGTGATAGAACAAGAATTTTTAACACACATATCAGATATTCTCTCAGAGAATACATTTTATTTTAAAACAGATAAGGAGTATATTGATTTTTCTGATAAGAATTTTTCCTTCAATATAGAGATATATTCAAGATCTAAAAAAATAATAAAAAAAGTTGATTCAAATAATTTCGACTTCGTGCATAGCATATTGAAAACAACTATTTTTAATAAAAAGAAAATAATTTGCTGGAATATCAAAAACTACTTCTCCTATTACAGGAGTAAGACCAACAGATCGTTCGATACAGACAGTCAAATATTCGATATAAAGGTTCTTGAGAGAATATGTGGAAGATATAATGAAAATTCACCAAATGACTTTAGGGAAGCTTTAAATCGATTTTCAGCCATATACAAAGAAGATTGGCACAGAATTTCAGAGTTGTATAAAAATGTTTATTGCCCATTAATGTTTAAAGTAATTCCTTCAATAGAAACCAAAGGTGTTGTTGATAAGATAGATAAAGTGGTTAAATACTGCTATTATGAAATAGAGGGTCAAGAAAATGGTAGGCTAAGCTCTTTTGGTTGTTTAAAAAATGGATTTTTGCCTTTAAATTTAAAAGAGGAGGATAAATTAAGATTTAATACTCCGAATCAAGATCAATTATTCTTGTTGTTTGACTATAAGAACATGGAAGTGAGTGTTCTCGAATATTTAACCAAAGATTCTAATTTGAAGAAAATTCTTGATGAAGGAGATGATTTCTATGAAAGTTTATATAAAAAAATAATAAATCCTAACAATTTCGACGCAGATAAAAGAAAAAAAATGAAGATGATATTTCTTCCATTTGTTTATGGTGCCGGAAATAAAAAAATAAGTGAAACCTGTAATATTGAACTATCTAAAGTTGAAACTATAACAAATAGGATAAAGGAAATATTTCCTCAAGTGTTTTATTGGCTAGACAATTATTCAAAAAACAATCAAGATAGTTATTATGTTAATACATTTGGAAAAAAAAGAAAAATAGAACAATCTTACAAAAGTATTAATTTTATTGTTCAATCTACTGCAAGTATATTCTGTTTAGATAAATTGATAGATTTACACTCTGTTTTTAAAAAAAGCATATGTTTCTATGTGCATGATGCATATTGTTTATATTCCGATAAAAAAGAACTTGAATCAAACATTAAAATGATTAAGAATATACTTCTACAAGACAGTAAATTTTTGAACAATATACACTTGAGTATAAGTTGTAAATATGGTTCAAATTTGAATGAAATGATAGAGTACAAACAAGGAGAGTTAGATGAAAGATATATGCAATAATTTCCCCATAACTGAAAAAGAATATTACGAACTAAATAAAAAATTTGGAAAACTCTGCTATTATGCAGCACATCAATTAAAAAAGAAAAACTCAAAGAATAACGTAACAGAAGATATAGATGATATTAATCAAGAGTTGCAATTATCAATAATTAGAGCAGGATCTTATTATAAAAGACAAACATATATAGAAAAATGTTTAAAATTAAGTAAAAATTATACAAAAGATATGTTTGTTTTACTTGTAATAAACAATCTTGAAAATCTATGGATTAATCGAACAAAACATGGAGCAAACAGACAAAAATTTGGAGATTATCAAGAACTAATACTGGAGAGTATAGTTAAAAATTTTGTCCCAGAAGACAAATCCCCAAGCAGAAAAGATAACTTAAAAATTGATTGTAAATTTTCAACTTATTGCAAAGCAATTGTCTGGAATGGTCAAAAATCTATGGGCAAAAAGATTACAAAAGAGAAAAATATAAGAACTGGATTGTGTAGTTTGAGCGAATATGATTATTTGGTGACCGGTTAATAAAAAAAAATTTTTCAAACTATAATAAAATATCTTCCTAAGGAGAAATTAAAATGATCAATACAACAAATTTAGTCGATGCTCTTCCAATTATGGTCAAAGATGAGTCTGTTTTTGAGGCTCTAAAAGCAGATTTTCCCGACATTTTAGCAGATCTTGTTACATTTAAAAGCAATCCAAACTGCACTTGCAGAGGTAGGGTTTTTAAATTTTTTACAGAGAAGTTAGAGCAAAATCCAACATGTTTAGACAAATATGTAAAGGACACAGCAGCCCTAACAACAGAATTAAATACAATTAAGAATCAAAGAATGTTGAACAATTATTCTGGCAAGGTTTTTACAATTGAAAATTCAGAGGCTTCTTGGGAAGAGTTTTCAAAAAGTTTAGCCGGAAAGATGTTTAGAAGTTTTGCAGTAATTGAAAAAGATAATAACTTAAAGGTTTATTTTGTATGATATTAATAATTTATTTATTAACATCATTAGGGGTATGTTATGCTTGGAGTGACACCGAAGTAAGTGTTCCTTTGAGGAACCGTGTTGCAAAAATTCCATATTTAAGCAAACCTTTGTTGTGTCACGAATGCTCCAGTTTTTGGATTAGTTTGTTGATAAGTTTTTTTATAAATCCACTAGAACCTTATGCCCGACCGGGCGTAAGTCACATAATAAGTGCTTTTTGTGGATTTTTCATTAATTTATACTTTGTGAGAAAACATATAATTCCATTCAGAGATTGAACAAAATATATCTTGGATTATCCCTTAAGATACGTTACACTAAAGGCATCGGCAATCTTTAGTTTAACGTATCTTTTTTTTTATTTAAAATGTCTGATCTTAATCAACAAGAGCAAGAAAGATTGGCAAGTCTTCTTAAAGAAGAAGACACCAATCAAGGATCAAAATTTAGTTGGGACGATAGTTTTCAGACCCGTTTAATTGGAATGCTTCTAACGGACAGATATTTTCTAGTCCAGAGTTTGGATAAGATAAAGCCAAATTATTTTTCAAAAGAAATACATGTTACATTAACACAAATTCTATTTGAATATTTTGATAAATATAAAACATTGCCAGAAAAATGGTATCTTAAAGAAGAAATATCTAATCTTTACAAAGACAGACCTTCTGAAATTCAAATAGCATCTCAAGCTGAGCTTGAGAGAGTGTTTGACTTTTATATACCTGGAGTCGATTCAAGAGAAGCTTTAATAGACAAAATAACTTATTTTGCTAAAGTTCAATCTGTCAAAATTGCATTTCATAAATGCTTGGATAAGATGACAAAAGCCCCAGAGGATGAGGCTACTTGGAATTATATTTATGATCAAATGAGACAAACAATGCTTATAGATAGAAACTATGAGCCTGGATTCGAATATTTCTTGAATATAGAAGAAATGTTCGAAAGAATGAAAAAACAGTATGAAGGCGTTGATACGTTCACATCTGGGTTTCCAAGTATAGATGAGTCTCTTACTGGAGGTGGTCTTCAGATAGGCAACATTGCTGCGTGGATAGCACTTCCCGGAACTGGTAAATCACTGGCGATGGTTAAAGCTTCTGTTGAAAATGTAAAACGTGGCAAAAAAGTTCTTTACATAACGATGGAAATGGATGAGGTTGGCATAAGCCAAAGATTTACAAGTCAATGGGTGGGATGCGATATAAATGATTTAACAAGCTCCAAACAAAGAATTATATCTCATGTAGAAGCTTTTAAAGAAGATAAATTAGACCCTAATATGTTGATCGTGAAACAGTTTCCAGGCGGAACAATGGATGTCAATGGCATTAAGGCTTATTACGCTCAATTAGTCATGAGAGGCTTCAAGCCAGATTTGCTTGTTGTTGACTATGTTGGAGAAATGAAAGATGATCCAAATTTACAAAAGTATGAAAGCGCATATAGAATATTAAGAGACTTAAGAGCATTTGGAATAGAACAAAAACATTGCACAATTACTTGCGTTCAACCCAATTCGAGTGCAAGTAAGTTAGAAACTGGTCAGTATATTGATGAAAGCAATATCGGAACAAGCTTCGATCAGTTTAAACCTTTGGATTGTTTTTGGAGTATAAACCAACAACCAATTGAAAAAGATGCAGCGGTGGCACGGCTTTTTGTTATCAAGCATAGAAATGGTAAAAGCAGATTTCCTTTGTATGTAACTTTTGGTTATAATGATCCTTTACATGGAGCTACATTAGACATAAGCGAGATAACCAATGAAACTTACAAACAAAAAATGAATTTGGTTAACCAAAAGAAAAATGACTCTGTTATGGAAAATAACGACTCGATCACCGGGGATTCTAATTCTAATAAAAAGAAAAAGAAACAAGTTCTTTTTGATCCATTAAATGAAGACAGTGATAATGTAGATTCTTACTCTTGAAAGGAAATAAAATGGAACCACCAATTGAAAACTTAAAGGTTATTGTAAACAAAAAAGAAGTATCTTTGGATCCAAAAAATATGGAGTTCAATGATAATACAATAAACGAATATATGGAAAGAGAATATGGATGGGTTGATTTTTTTGGCAAACAATTAGAATATGCTCAAAAAGAAAGATTGCTTGCTGAAATTGACGCCGAGGCTATTTTTAGTCAAAAATATATAGAGGCTAAAGATGATGGTGGCACGGAACAATACGCGAAAGCTAAAGCTAACGCCAATCCAGAAGTAATAGCCGCAAAAAAGAAAGTGGTTGAATTAAATGAAACGGTTGGACAAATAAAAGCACATTTAAAAGCTTGGGACAGAAACCACGACAATGCACAAAACAGAGGATACACTCTAAGAAAAGAAATAGATAAACTTAATAAAGACATTTACAAAATGACAGAAATGTCAGACCTCGATAGGTTTGTATCTGAAGCATGAGCTACAAGATAGACCCAGATAATGTAACCTGCTTCGAACTAGACAAAGACGGTCTAGAGCTACAGATTTTATTTTGGATCTTTGCTGCTGGCAAAAATGGACACACTGCCGCAAGATGTCTTAATAACATTTTGTCCGAACACGGCAGACTGACAGGCTTAACAAGTCCTCTTCTGATATTGGGAAACATTAAAAATTTAAGTGAAGAATTAAAGAAGTTTGGGGTTGGTTGTTATAACAACAAAAGCAAATCTATACTGGATTTAATATCAAAGAATTTAGATCTATCTACATGCTCGATAGAAGATCTTGAAAATGTTTGGGGCTTAGGACCCAAAAGTGTCAGGTGTTTTATGATTCATACAAGAAGAAATCAGAACCTAGCCGGATTAGACAGGCATGTTTTAAGATACCTGGGAGAATTAGGATATAAAGTTCCTAAATCTACTCCCAATAAAAAACAATATTTAGAAATTGAAAAAATATTTATTGATTTAGCAAAAAGTATGGGTAAAAGTATAAGCGAACTAGATCTTGAAATATGGACCAAATACAGAAAGAAAACAGCATGAATAATATTAAATGGACTTTTGAAAAATGTAAAAAAGAAGCAAAGAAATATTCTACAAAAATTGAATTTAAAAATAAATCTCCATCTGCTTATGCGATAGCAAATAGAAAAAAGTGGATGAAAGACATATCAGCACACATGAAGTCAGTGGGAAATAAATATTTTAGATGTATTTATTCTTATGAATTTTCTGATAACCATGTTTATGTAGGATTAACATTTAATTTAGATGAAAGAAGTTCTTCAAGAAAATCTTGTAAAACAGATGCAGTTACAAAATATAGCAATAAAACAAAATTAGTTCCAAAGAAAAAGCAACTTACAAAATATGTTTCTGTAGAAAAGGCAAAAAAATTAGAAGAATACTATTTAATTAAATATAAAAAAAATAATTGGAATATTCTGAACAAGGCTCCCGCAGGAGGCATTGGAGGAAATACACTTTTTTGGGACAAAGAAAAATGTGTTGCTGCCGCCAAATCTTGTAAAACTAGAGCTGAATTTAATAAAAAATATCGTGGAGCTTATTCATCTTCTGTTAAAAATAAGTGGATAGATAGTATTTATAAAATATTAAAATCTAATAAAGGAAAGCACAATAGAAAACACACCAAAGATTCTTGTCGAGAAAAAGCTTTGCTTTTTAATACAAAAAGAGACTTCAAGAAATATTCTAAAGGGGAATTCAACGCGGCATATAAAAATGGTTGGCTTGATGAGATAGCACAGCACATGAAAAGACCTGTTAAGTGGACTAAAGAGTTTGCTTTTGAAAAATCCAAGGAATGTAAAAATAGAAATGAGTTTAAGACAAAATACAAAGGTGGCTACCATGCATCTTTAAAAAATAATTGGTTAAATGAATTTTTTATAAAGGATAATAAAAAATGAACAACTGGGATATAAAATTCTTAGAACTATCAGACCACATATCAAATTGGTCAAAAGACAAACACACCAAAGTCGGTGCTGTCATAGTAAACGATTCAAACAGAATAGTTTCAACTGGGTATAATGGTATGCCTATTGGAGCTGATGACTCTATTTTGTCAAGATATAGTAGAGAAAATAAATACTTTTATTTTGAACATGCGGAAAGAAATGCTATTTATTCTGCCGCAGATAAAGGGGATTCTACACGAGACTCTACAATTTATATAAATAATCTACACCCATGTGCAGACTGCGCAAGAGCCATAATTCAAGCAAGAATTAAAAGAGTAGTTTGTTCCAAGCCTGTTTTTGATCACGAAAGATGGGGGAAAAGTTGGACTGTCGCAAACGAGCTATTTGTGGAGTGTGGCGTGGAAGTAATATACTTTAAATAAAATTAGAAAACATTAAATGTTAGAAGACCTAGAGAAGGATTTAAACAAATCTATAATCACAACAAACACTTTAACCAGTGGTTTTAAATTTATAGATGAATCGAGTAGAAGAAGTGGAGCTTTTAACGATCCACTATACATACCTTTTTATTATCATCTGGGAAAGTATCTAAAACCGAACAGCCTATTGGAAGTAGGTACAGATTTAGGTTTTATCAGCAGTTGTTTTCTTAAATCATGTAAAACTGTAGACTACCTATTAACAGTTCAAAACAAATCAAACAATCATTGGGATGAAAAACTAGGAATATCTAACATAAAAAGAAACTATAAAAAAAGATTAGAAATATATTATGGAGAATTACTGGATAAGGAATTATTGGATAAAATTGAAAATAATACATTCGATGTAGCAATAATAAATCACCAGGGAAGTTATGATAGTTTTTTTACTCTTTGTGATTTTATTTATTTAAAACTAAACAAAGACGGTTTTGTTGTAATGAATTTTATAAAAAGCAATAAAAAAAATGAAGAAATATTTTTTAATATTGCAAATGGATATAAAAAAGAATATAAAGTGTTTAACACAAGATACGGAACTGGAGTAATTAAAAAATAATGGGATACGAAGTAATTTTTTATTATAAGTCAAAAGATAAAGAAACTGGCATCTACAAAGAAGAAGAATTAAATAACTTCAAAAAAAGAGTTGGGGATCCATACGAAGACACACCAATTGAAAAGTTAGCCTCTGTAGTTATGAAGCAACTAGCAAGAAGAGATGTGTGGGTAGAAAACATAGAAATTTATGAGATAACAAAAAAGAAGATCAGTTTTAAAGAAACTAAAAATGGAATTATAATTAAAAACAAGAAAATAATATTAGATGATAATTTTGAAATAGATTTTAAACAAGAGGGCGAGGATGAAACAGTCCACTCAGAGATAGTTGCCGAAAGACCACAACAGCAAAAAAACGAAGATACAAATGTAATTAAAGGAACAACAAGAGTTGTGAAGAGAATGCTCTTTGCACCAGAGCCCCAACAACAAATAAACTTGCTAAAGCAGGGCGTCAAACTCACCCCAGATAAAGTTTATGATATTTATAAAATAGAAAAAGGTTTGAATGGAATAAGTGAAATTTACCTTTTGATAGACGATAATAATCATGAAAAAAAGGTTGCAGATGATTGTTTTGTCCCAGCCACAACTTTATCTCAAGAAGATGAGGAAAGTGATGGTTTAAATTGGGGTGGTGTTATAAAAGGAAGTCTCCCATCAGTAAGGTGAAAAATGAGTAAAAAACAACAAGAGAGAAAAAAGAAGAACAGAGAAAAGATAGCAAGAGCCAGAGTTTTGGCTAGGAGAAAGCACATAAGAGATACTATGAAAAAAGAAAAACAAGACCAAATAAGATTTGAGACAGAGTATGAGCTCAAAAATGGAAAGCAAAAACCCTTTGTTAAAAATATAGATCCCGAGCAAGAAAAGATCAAAAGTGAAAATATTAAAAATAAACTTGAAAGAAATATGAAGCTTCTTGAGGCTCTTGAACAAGAATACATCAGAGAGCAAAAAGAGAGAGAAGAAAACACGAAATTAACAGAAGGTATGGATTTAAAAGAAAAAATAAAGACGATTGCAGAAAAAAATCTTGGAAAAAATCAAGATGAATCTGTTGAATGAAAAAAAGTTTATTGTATAATGCGTTTGTTGAACTAAAAACACCCACTTAATTACAGGAGCTTAAACATGGCTGCTTATGAAGCACTCGATATCGGTGAACTTGAACTGGAAAGCAACAGAGTTAATTCAAAGGGTCAGAACGGAGAAAATAACAATTCATACGTTCGATACCCAGACGCAAATTCATTCGTTGCTCTTCGACTTCTCCCCAGGCGTAAGGGAGAGCCACTTTTCTGTGCAGTTAAATACCACATGCTGAGAGACAGCAACGGAAACAAGAAGATATTCTTCAGCCCAAAGCAGCTTGTCAAAACAGACAAGGGTCCAAGATGGGTTGGAGAAAACACTGTGATTGACAAGTATTTAAGAGATCTTTGGGCTAAGAGTGAAAAAGCAAGTGGAAAGGCTCAAGAAGATCTCAGAAACCAATATAGAGAATTAAAGGGAATTGAGCGTTACTATTACAATGTGATAGTAAGACAGGAAAAGGATCCCAAGACTGGTGAAACTTTAAAGAACACCGGACCAAAGATTTTTAGCTGTGGAAAAACAATTCATGCAATGATCGTCAGAGCGATTGTTGGTGACAAGGATGCTGGTGAAGAAGCTCTTGGAGATGTAACAAACCCCAAGTCCGGAAGAGACTTCAAACTTGTCAAGAAGATGAACGGAGAGTATCCAAACTACGATCTGTCCAAGTTCCTAGACAGTTCGCCTCTGGGCGAGCCGGATGAGATCAACACATGGCTGGAGAATCTTCATGACCTTCAAGCCATAAGAGTTGTTAAGACGGAAGATGAATTAAAGCACGCCTTAAAAGTTCACTTGGGTCTAATTGAAGACTCCGGCAACGACGAGGGTTATGATCCATCTGAATTCGCATCAAAGTCTTCACCAAAGACCCAGCCAAAATCATCAGCCGATCTAGGTCTGGAGTCAGTTTCGTCAACAGTAGTGGAAGAAGAAGTTATGGCTGACGACGAATTCCTAAAGGAAATCGACGATCTGTGAGGTGTGGGTGCTGCCGCTACCCCGCAGCCTAGCAAAAACTAGGCTGCGGGGTTTTTTTTCAAACACAATCATTAAAAGGAAATGTAAAATGGGACGTAAAAAAATATCAAAAGCTTCAGAAGACTCACTAGATGATCTGTTTAAGGAGATTGCTTCAGAAACAGGTGGTGATACACTTGATGATATCGATAGTATAAACTACTTTGTAGATACTGGAAGCCTTGCATTAAATTACATATGTAGCGGTAAATTCATAGATGGTGGAATACCTGGCGGTAAATTAACTGAAATTTATGGTCCTTCAAGTTCAGCAAAAAGCTTGTTTGGAAACAACATACTTTTCGGATGCCAGAAAATGGGCGGCATTCCAGTTCTTTTGGACTGTGAAAACAGCGCCAATAAAGAATTTATAATGAAAGCAAGTCACTGTGATTTGAACAAGGTGCTAAGATATACACCTCAGAGTCTTGAAGAAGTTTTTTCAAAGATGTACTCAGTTATTGAAAAAATTAGAAAGAAAGATTCAGAGAGACCAATTGTTATAGTCTACGATAGTATCGGTGTATCGCCCAGCGCAAGAGAATTAAGAGAAGTTGACCTGCCAGAAAATTATGACAAGGCAACATACAAAAGAATTGTGGGTGGCAATGAACAGCCTGGCGAGAGAGCTAAAATATGTTCAAGAGAATTAAGAAAGCTTAACAGTGTCATGGAAAAGACCGGTGCCACGGTCATAATCTTAAACCAGACTCGTGAAAAAATAGGAATAATGTTTGGCAACCCAGAAACAACTGCTGGTGGCGGAAATGCTCTTCCTTTTTATGCAAGCTGCAGAATTCGTCCTCAAACTCAAAAGAAAATAGAAAAGAAAATAACTGCTAAGAAAAATAAAATTCTTGGAGTTAATATAAAACTGAGAAATGTTAAGAATAAAACACACAAGCCCTTTGTGGAGTCCGAAGGTGTTCAGTTGCTTTTTGATAAAGGAATTAATCCACTCAGCGGTCTTCTTACCTGTCTTTTAGAATCAGAAAGACTAGAAGCAAAAGGTGCTGGTAATTTTATTATAAAGGATGAGTATCTTGGGGAAGACAAAGAAGACAACAAGTTCAAAGCTAGCCTTGAGAAAAATGAAATGCCCCTTGATGTGGTTTTAAATCATCCTTTGTTAATAAATGCAACATCTAGAGAACAAGCAGAAAATTATCTTGCTCCATATATGGATGCAATTAATTTTGAAATTTCTGGCGATGTTATGGAAGTAGAAACATCAGATGATGACGATGATCTGATAGATGCAGAAGTATCTTGAAAAAAACAACCAAAACCTCCACAAAGTAATACAAAGTGGAGGTTTTGGTTGTTGTGTTTTGTCGAACCTAACTAGATTCAGTCCTTCTTGCCGCCCTTAAGCTTAAATAAAGCATCGGCAGCAATTGGCAGGAAGTAGGAGTCAGGATACTGACCTCTTGCCACAGCGTCTGGATAAGCCCAGGTTGCTATACCACCTCTCTTTGTCTTTTCATCAAGAATGAAGACTGGTAGTTCTTTTTTGGTTTCAGTAGCCCAATCAATAAAATTTTTCATTTTTACCTCACTAGTGAATGCAATAATTGCAAAGTATCTATTACTTATATATCAAAAAATATTCAAAAATTATTTAGAAAATAACTTGATGTTAGAAAATTTTTAGGTATAATGTATTTATCAAACGAGCAATTAAATAAATCTTAAAAATAAATGTGATTTTTAAAGTTTATTTAAAAACTCGGTTTAAGAAAGGATTTTTATGACCAATTTGAACGTTCAAGTTTCTTCGAAGAAGATTAGCTCCTCAAACTATTTTGAGGCAACTGTAGATGTAGATGGTCTTCGTCCAACAAAGTTGGAGAGAAAGGCTGATGGTAGCACTTGGTTTTCAACCCGCTCTGCTCTTATTACCGCTGCCAAGAACATTGCAAAGCGGCTAGGCTACAATAATGTCAGAATTATTGAGTCGGGCAATGCAGTAATTAAGCGAGCCAGCAAGTCCATCCCGCCATCAACAAAGACTTGCAAGAACAAGAAAAAGGCTGTCCTTAGTAGGTGAGAATAAAACTATAATGGTGTAGTTTAAACCCCCTAGAGAAATCTAGGGGGTTTTTTTATTTACAAACAATATATACTTTAGGTCCATTAACTTAAAGGAGTTTATATGGGATGTGGTTGTTCGAAAAATGCCAGTAGGGTTACAAGAACCCCAGCAAGTACGCCGAAAATAGTTCAAAATACAACAAAACCAACGCAGATAGTCAATCCGAGTAACCTCACACCAAGAGCTGCCCAAAGCGCCTCTGGTTTGAATGTAAACAGAAATGCTGTCAATAAAATAAGACAAGACGCCATTAAAAAGGCTCTTGGTAAGTAGGTATCATTTCATTTAATATAGAATATTCCGAAAACGGAGTTACAAAGACGCTTTCATCAATTTTATTTTTGAAAGCGTCTTTTATTTTTATATTTATTTTTATTTTTTTTTCAAAAAATGTATACTCAATCTCTGAACTATTCAAGACTATTGCTTGAGAGATCTTGTCTTTTTGATCAGACAGCTCGTACCTTTTTACTTCTTTGCTTTTTTTATCTATAAAATAGGAAAATACTAATTTATTTTTATTTATTTTTACAACATAAAATTCGTTGTTTTCATCATCGTATTTACTAAATTTTTTATTTTTTAAAGTTTCCAAGAGCCAGACAACATTGAAACTTTTTTCAAAAATATCCACCATGTGTTCTTTTTTGGAATAAAACAATTTGTTTGGAGCCTCTTCCTTTGACCAATACCAAAAGTAATCCTGGTTTGCCCCAGCCTCAACTTGTTTTTTTAAATTTTTATAAAGATTAAACTTAAAATTATCTTTATTTGTGTATAAAAATCCTTGCAAATTTAAGCTTAAAAATCCTTTTTTTATCTCGCAGTCCAAAACAATTGTCTCCTGTTCAAAATTATCAACAGGATTTCTATCAAAGTCTATATGTTCTTTATTTTTAGTATTTATTAAAAACAATATAATTAATGTAAGCAGTAGAATTGTTGCTATTTTTTTTAAAAAATTACACATTAATTAATATATACATTTATCACTTTAACTTTTAATTAGAGGTTCAAAATGCTCAGCTACAAACAATGGAAACAGTTAAACGAGTCAGTTTTTGGTTCATTTCCCCTAGGTTTATCACAAACCCAATCATTAGGAATATCTTCAAACGTAGAGGGAGCTGAAATTGAAGGCGTCGATCTAGAAGAGGGCAGAAAAAAGAAAAAAGTTAAAGTTGTTAAAGATGATGTTAAAGTTGTTAAAGATGATGAGACTGGAGATGGTGAAGTAGTTGCCCCCGCTTCAGAAAAAGACGAACCAGAATCAGATAGCTGTGGATGTTCAAAGTGCTCAAAATGCGGGAAAAATTGCAAAAACATGCTTTCTGATGATGATGACGCAGACAACGAAGATGAGGATGAGGATGAGGATGAGGATGAGGATGAGGATGAAGATGAAGATGAGGATGAAGACGAGGATGAAGATGAGGATGAAGATGAGGATGAAGATGAAGATGAAGATGAAGATGAAGATGAAGATGAAGATGAAGATGAAGATGAAGATGAAGAGGATGAT